TTATTGACCATTTGTGTTTATCCAGTGACAAACAACTAGCTAAAAAAAATGTAATAAGTAGTAATAATAATAATTATAAATGCATGGATTCGTTTTAAATATACATGGCCAACAAACTTTGATTCTGATTCTCTTCGTTGTGAATCAGAATATCCACATCTTTTTTCGTAACAGTATACGGAAATGTTACCTTAATATCCGCATTTTTTCCCAATATCGGAAAATTATCCGTATCAGTACTACTACTACTACGCATCAAACGAAACAAATTTAATTTGGTATGAATGATTTCTAAACAACGATTCAAATTACGTACACCTTCTTCTTTTTGAGTAAATCTAGGTGTTGAAATCAAATATTGGATTACATCATCCGGAATAATAATTTCTCCTTCTTTGAAATTAACTTGTTCACGAATTTTCGGTAACATGTATTTTTTAGCAATGACTACTTTTTCAGCACAATCATAGCCTTTTGTTTTGATCCGATACATTCTATCTCTTAGAATTGGATTGACAGCATTCTCGTCATTATAACTGAAGATAAAGAGACATTTACTCAAATCAAAGTCTACTTCCGAGAAGTATTTGTCATGAAATTGACTGTTCTGACTCTTGTCAATCAAATGGGTCAAAATACCCGTAATTTCTTGACCACGTGCCGAATCACTTAATTTGTCCAATTCATCAAAATAAATCACCGGATTCATACATTTACTATCAATTAGAATTTGTACAATTTTACCCCATAAACTACCCTCGTATGTATACGAATGTCCTTCTAAGAAACTGGCATCACCTGCTCCGCCCAACGAAATAAAGGCGAATTCTCTGCCCAGAATCTTACTAATTCCTTCTTTAGATAAACTAGTTTTTCCGGTGCCCGGTGGGCCGTGAATGGCAATGGCAGAACCCATGGCGTCGGGATTGGTGATCCATTGACCCATCATTTGCAAAATTTGTAATTTAGCATCATCCAAACCATACACGCAGTCGTCTAGGTGACCTTTGGCATTTTTCATAAATTGATCACATACATCCATTCCATCACTCATATTAACAGAAAGATTTTTGTATACATTGAAAGGTACTCGCATAAATGTATCCACCCATGTTTTCATTTTATGATATTCCGAATCACCTTGTTCCATAGACTTCATGATATTTAATTTTTGCATCACCGTTGCTTTGTATTTGATCGGTAGTTTGGTTTGTAACAATGCCAATCTGTATGGTTTATCAATATGAATATGCTCATTGATTATTTTCAATTCATCCATGATGGCTTTTTGTTCTTTATGTGATAATTTTTTCTTGAAATAATCAATCTCAGCCGTAGCATTTTTCATTTCGGTCTTGGTGAGTTTATGATAATCCTTGGCGTTTTTGGTACGAGCACTTTTGACCAATTTACTGATAGATTCACCACATGTTTTCAAAGTACTGAGACACATTTTACTGTTGGGATTTTTTTTCAATTGTTCGGATAAGATACGACGCATATCAATCAATTCTTTGTATTCTTCTTCAACTGACTGTTTTTTTGCGTCTTCTTCTTCATTTTTGGATGATTTTTTATGTTTGGAAGAATGTTTGGTATTCTTTGCATTTTTGTTATGTTTGTCTTTGGTGAAAGCTGAACAATCAATTTCTTGATAATCTTCTTTCATAAACGTTTTTTCATCCTCACTGTTGCACTCATCATTGTCATCTTCCAATGCTTGTTCAATCTCAGCATTTTCATAGTCTTCATTGGTTTCGTACATGGATTCTTCACCACCAGCTCCGCCACCACCAAATACAATATATACATTTTTTTTTTCGTCATCTTCATCTTCTTCATCGTCATCGTCCTCTTCAGAATCATCGTCTTCAGAATCTTCCTCTTCTGATTCTGAATCATCCAATACCTCTACCTTTTTGGATTTTTTAGATTTTGACTTGTTGGATTTTTTCGTTTCCAGTTCCAACTGTTGCTTTGCTTTGATTCGTTTGATAAATTTTTTGACTTGTTCATCATCCGTGTTTTCATCCTCATCGTCTGATTCTTGTACATGTTTCTTTGAGGAAGTGGAACGTGTCTTTAATTTATTTTTTTGTATTTGATAGGAAGATTTGTTTTTTTCCGGAGGATGATACGAAGAATCGTCGCTTTCGGTTTCCCACTCCAATTCATCTTCCTCCTCCTCCTCACCCGAAGAGGATTCACTGTCCGAATCCATCTTCTTTTTTCGTTGGGTTTTCTTTTTGTCTTTTTCATTTTCAGAATGACGGGTTTTCTTGTCACTCTTACTCATCTTTTTGATTTCTCTGACGGATGACATGATTGATTTGATTCTGAAAGTTATAACGGATATGTATATTGTGTTTTGTATATTTATGTTTCTAGAATCAATTTTTTTCTTTGATAATAAAAATTGATTTCAAAACAAAAGAAAAGGATATAATAATATCATATACCTATATACTATTGACACATCGGTTGTCGCACATATTTTCACAGTTTCACGAATAATATGTCAAAAAGTCAACGTTCAAAAATGTTGAAGGAAAAGACGCCATCGCGGATTATTGGAATTCAATTTAGTATGTTGTCTCCGGACGAAATTCGTAAGAATTCCGTGGTTGAAATTACTTCCCGTGATACCTATATCAACAACAAACCATGTATTGGTGGGTTGTTTGATCCAAGAATGGGAGTATTGGAACCCGGAACCATCTGTCCTACCGACGGTATGATCTACATTGATACACCTGGATATTTTGGTCACATTGAATTGGCTAGACCCGTATTCTTTATCCAACATTTAAAAGAAATCATGAAGATTTGCAATTGTGTTTGTTTTAAATGCAGCAAATTACTCATTAATAAAAATCAACATAATCATATACTCACACGTGATGGTGAAACACGTTGGGATTATGTGTCTGCATTGGCAAAAAAAATAAAACGATGTGGGCAAGAAACCGACGATGGTTGTGGTTACAAACAACCGGACAAAATCAAACAGGAAGGAATGTCCAATATCATTGCTACCTGGGAAAAAATGGGGGAATTGAAATTGACACCGGAAATTATTTTGAAAATATTCAAACGCATTTCCGACGATGATATTTTCTTCATGGGATTCAGTCCACTTTGGTCACGTCCCGAATGGATGATTTGTCAAGTCTTACCGGTTCCTCCTCCCGCAGTGCGTCCATCGGTCAAACACGACGCACAACAACGTTCGGAAGATGATTTAACCCATATTTATAGCAACATTATCAAATACAACAATAATTTGAAAGAACGATTGAATTCCCAAGATACCAATTCCTATGCGATTGAAGTATTGACAACCATCTTGCAACATTCCATTGCCATGATTGTGAATAACAAAATCAAAGGGGTGGATCCAATGGCGCAACGTTCGGGTCGTCCTTATCAATGTATCATGGGTCGTATCAATAGTAAAAATGGACGTATTCGTGGTAATTTGATGGGGAAACGTGTGGATTTTAGTGCCCGTTCTGTCATTACCGGTGATCCCAATTTGTCCATACGGCAACTGGGAGTTCCTATGAAAATCGCCAAAAATTTGACCAAACCCATGGTGGTCAATGACATGAATCGTGACTATTTGATGAAACTGGTTCAGAATGGTCCCGACGAATATCCCGGTGCGAAAATTTTGGAAAGAAAGAATGGTGAAAACATCTCCCTGCGTTATGTAGACCGTGCTTCGGTACAATTGGAAAATGGTGACATTGTTCATCGTCACATGATGGACGGAGATATCGTGTTATTTAATCGGCAACCTTCTTTACACCGAGCTTCCATGATGGCTCACATAGTGAAAATTATGAAGGTTGGTGATTCATTTCGCATGAACGTTGGGGTAACAAAACCGTACAATCAAAATTAGGTTGTCAACAGGAGGCGTTAAAAGCGTGCTACCTCCTAGTGAATAAATCATTCTATTGGTTTATTTGCAACACGACCAAATTGCGGGAACGTCCTGAGAGCCTTTACTACCACCCTATTGTTGGAAACAACGGATAGGGGATCTCGGTTAATAGCCGAACCCGATGGTAAAAATGTAAAGGATTGGGCAATCCGCAGCCAAGCTTCTAAGTCCGTTATGATAAGGATATGAAGAAGGTTCAACGACTTGATGATCGTGGTTCTCAAATGAAGGTCTAATCAACCCGATGAGGAATAAGGTAAAGTCTGGTCCTGATACGAAAGGTCAGGTGAATTCTATTTCACTGGGTGAGTGAAGTATAATTCTGTAAAACACAACGGCTGATTTTGACGGGGACGAGATAAATATTTGTCTCTAACATGTGGCTGCTTATTAAGTTGTAGACAATACTTAGTAAGGAAAACAGTGGAATGTCTGCTTGTTTAATATTTTGGACAGAATGTTAGACAAATATAACCATATAGTCAATGTATTAAATCACATAAAAATAGCTCATATAACATATTAATATATGTTAGAAATTTACAACAAAGACGAGTTTCATAAAGTTGTTGGTGAAATATACAAAATAACAAATACAGTAAACAATAAATGTTATATCGGTCAAACACGAAGTCATCGCTTAAATCATGATAAGTATAGACCATTTGGATATTTGGGAAGATTTAATCATCATATTAGTAGTGCACGTTCAAATACTACAAATCATTGCAGTTATTTGAATTCAGCCATACGCAAATATGGTCCTACTAATTTTATATGTGAACTTATTCAAACATGTAATGTGGATGAACTAGATACATATGAATGTATTAACATTATTAATCATTCTTCCAAATATCCAAATGGATATAATTTAACGAACGGAGGACAAAAAATTGGTCACATAAATGGTACAAAAATTGTATTTCATGATCCCAATACTGTCCAATACGAACGTGAAAAAGTGTCATTGAAACGAAGTGATTATACAAAACAATTGATTTCTGAGCGTATTAAATTTGCAAAAAAAGATATCACACACCGTGAAATGCAAATGAAACATACACAAAATCAACATAAAGAACAAAAGTTTGACCGATATAAACATGTTACTGTAGACGTAAATAATCTTGAACAATACATGTATGTAATTCGTAACAACAAAGAAAATTACGAATTCATACGTGTAAAAATTCAAGGAATTAAAACCAACTTCGTAGGTAAGTATGAAACAATATTTGAAACTAAAAAACGAGCTATACAATTTATAAATGATTTAATACAATGGCAACACAACCAAATTGCGGGAAACTCCTTAGAGACTTCACAGACCACCTCATTGTTGG